GCGTTTCGCACATGGCTACTTTTCCCATCATTTCTCGGAGTCGGCGGTATGATGGTGACGGAAGGGATAACCAATGCCAAACCCAGGAAAGCCAAGCGAAGTAAAGAAGAAACTCGGCAGCCGTCATTACAAGCCAGCCGAAGTTGTTTATGCTTTGCCGGAGATCCAGGAAACGCCAACACCTGAGAGACAGCTGACAGGATCAGGCCGCAAACTCTGGGAACGTGCATGGCAACTTGGTCGCAACTGGATCAGTGACAAATCCGACGTCGATCTGTTACTAATGGTTTGCGAGCAGCTTGACGAGCGTGATGCATTGCGAGCTTACGTTTTAGAAAACCTTGAGGCCTGGCACGAGCGCAATGCTCTCAGGATTATCGAGCGCGACATCACAAGTAATCTTTCGCTTTTAGGTTTCAACCCAACTGCTAGAACTAAACTCGGTGTTGCGGAAGTAACGGCTAAATCTAAACTTGAAGAATTGATGATTAAGAAGCAAGGTCGGTTCGAATGATTTGGATCGTAACTGGACCACCGTGCTCGGGCAAATCGACTTACATCCGATCCGAGGCGAAACGCGATGACGTAATTATCGACATGGATCGAATAGCACTCGCGATCTCAGTAGAAGACACACCGCCGTTTGAATACAACGAGAAGATTCGAAGGATTGCGAGATCCGGCCGCGCGGCAATGGTGAAAGAGGCAATCACACTTGCTCAAGGCGAACGTTATTCAAATGTATGGATTATTCATACCGATCCGTCACCTGATCAGCGCATGGCCTATCGCGCTGCAAACTGTCGGTTTATGGATCTCGATCCTGGAAAACAAGTTTGTTTAGAGCGTCTCAACTCAAGGCCACTGCGAAATCAGCAAATTGCTAAATCTGTTATCGACGAGTTTTACGCAAAGCGAAATAAATGAGTTGGCCACCGCAATTACTAACACCTGTGCCGGAGGATCAAATTGTCAGTGGCGAGGGTGATGTTGTTATCGGATTCTCAGAAGCATTTGGCATAGTTACAAAAGACTCAATTGCTGGACGTGCTGGAGAACAATTGCATTTGCGTGAGTGGCAAAAGGATCTCATCAAGTATGTGTTTGCAGGTGATGAAGATGGTTATCGCAATCGCATCAGCTTAGTTGGTATGCCTCGCAAAAACGGAAAAAGCGCACTTGGATCGATTTTTGGTTTGTATAGCCTAATCCTGGGAGCCCGCGGAGCAGAAGTCTATTCGGTAGCGGCTGAAAAAGAGCAGGCCAGGATCGTGTTCGCCGATGCAAAGCGCATGGTTGAAGCATCACCGGAGTTATCCGGAATCACAAAGCTTTATCGAGACGCAATCGAACTCCCCAAGTTTGGATCGGTTTATCGCGTGCTTTCTGCAGAAGCTTATTCGAAAGAAGGTTTGAATCCTTCAGCAACGATTTTTGATGAGCTCCATGCTCAGCCAAATCGCGAGTTGTTCGATGTTATGCAGCTCGCTATGGGAGCGAGAGGACGTTTCTCAACACTCATTGCGATCACAACGGCAGGAACTAGGACCGATCAAACGGGTAAGGACTCGATCGCTTACGAACTTTACAACTATGGAAAAAAAGTTATCTCCGGTGAAATTGATGATCCTTCATTTTTCATGGCCTGGTGGGAAGCTCAATCTGAAGCAGATCATAGGATCGAAGAAACCTGGCGACAAGCCAACCCTGGCTTTGGCGACATTTGTTCCGCGGAAGATTTTGCGTCTGCAGTAAAACGAACACCAGAAGCAGAGTTCAAAATCAAGCGAACTAATCAATGGGTGAACACAAAAAATGCTTGGCTGCCTTCTGGAACTTGGGACGGATTAGAAGAAACTTTCGAACTGCTGCCTGAGGATGAGTATGTTTTAGGCTTCGACGGATCATGGAAAAACGACTCAACTGCTTTGGTTGCGGTGATCATGCCGCGCGAAGAAGATGATCCTTATCGAGTGTTTCGAGTTGCTCATTGGGAAAAAGACTTTGCTCTTGATGACGATTCCTGGATCGTTGATAAAAATGAAGTAAGCAAAACCGTTATTGACTATTTCTTCGCTAATCCAAATTGTCGAGAGATAGTCTGTGATCCTTCTTATTGGCAAGATGAAATGTTTCAGTGGGCAGAAGCAGGAATGAACGTTGTCGAGTATCCAAACACGATTAGCCGAACTGTCCCGGCTACAGCCAAATTATTTGAAGCAATTATGAATGGCAAGATCCGACACAACGGTGATGCAGCTTTAGGCCGTCACTTAGATAACTGTATTTTGAAAATTGATAATCAACGTGGTGCCAGGATCACAAAAGATTATCGCAATCCGCGACTGAAGATCGACTTAGCAATTGCATTACTGATGGCTTATGATCGTGCCAGCGGTAGAATTGAAGAGGAATTGGTCCCGCAAGTTTTTATCTGAGGCGGTTACATTGGGAATTTTTGACGGATTGTTTGCTAAGCGCGCAATCAGCTATCAAACGCTTTGGGGTGCAGGAGACGATTTCAACACGCTCTCAAGCCTCAGCGCTACAAAGGTTGATAGCGACACAGCATTTCAAATAAATGCTATTTATTCCGCTGTCTCTCTAATTTCAGACACAATTGCAACGCTTCCGGTTGACTCCTACATCAGACGTGATGGATCTCGTTTTGCGTTTAGGCCGCGTCCTGAGTGGGTGCAAAAGCCGGATGTTGACACAACCAAAGAAGCTTTCTACGGCGCAATTATTGTTTCGCTTCTCTTGGATGGAAATGCGTTTGTGCGCGTTTATGCAAACGCACGTGGCCAGGTTGTAAATCTAAACGTGCTAAATCCTCAGCAAGTCAAGATCAAGCGCAACGGCCTTGGCCGAGTAATGTTCGAAGTTCAGGGTGAAGATCAGGATCTCTCAAGTGAAGAAGTAATCTTTATTCCTGATGTTGTAAGGCCTGGACACATTCGAGGAGTTTCTCGTGTTGAAGCGCTAAAAACAAATTGGGGACTTGCAATTGCTTTAGAAAATTACGCAGCAACATTCTTTGGATCAGGAACACAAACCAGCGGTGTTATTGAATTCCCAGGAAACCTGTCGGCGGAACAGGCGAAGAATCTTCAAGAAGGTTTCGACGCTAGGCACCGCGGTTGGGGCAAGGCGCATCGAACCGCAATTATTTCCGGTGGTGCAAAATACTCACCGACAACAGTTGAAAACGACAAAGCTCAATTCCTTGACTCTCGCCGCTTAGCAGTTGAAGATGTTGCTCGAGCTTTCAACATTCCACCTAACTTGCTGGGTGTTCAGGGATCCTTCACTTACGCGTCCGTTGAACAAAACAACCAGGCTTTTGTGACGCACACGCTCAGGCCAATTATCCAAAAACTGGAAACTGCATTTACTCCGCTATTGTCTAGGGAGCAAGGTGGAGCAACAGCTTTCATAAAGTTCAACCTGGATGGTTTGCTTCGAGCCGATGTAAATACTCGCATGAGCGCCTATTCGACAGGTTTGCAAGCAGGTTTCCTAACAATCAATGATGTGCGCCGTTTAGAAGATCTGTCTCCGATCGAAGATCCAGCAGCCGAAAACGTCCGTGTGCCTTTGGCCAACGTAAACATTGACGCAGCAGATTTGAACGCAGTAGAAAAGCGCGTGACTATGGCGTCTCGCTTGATCCTCGCTGGTTTTGATCCTGCCGAAGTCTTGACTGCAATGAACTTGCCGGAGATGGCTCACACCGGACTTCCGTCTGTGCAACTACAGGGTATCGCTCAAATTGATCCTGAAGATCCTCAAAGTGCGTATGAGGTCGAATAATGATTACCAATGGTTGGACAACTGTAGGCTTAACTGCAGTGCCTATTGATGGTGTGCATAACCAACCTACTCGGCTTACGATCCACAATAATGAGAACCTAGAAAGAATTTATCTTGGAGGACCCAGTGTCACAATTACAAACGGACTTCTATTACGAAAAGAAGAAAGCTATCAATTTACCTTGAATCCATTAGAACAAATTTATGCTGTTAGTGACAGGCCAGGTCTCGTTATTAGTTGGATAAAGCAGCCAATCTAATGCCTTATTACATTACACAAAATCATCCTGATTGTGCGGCTGACACCTGGGCCGTAATAAAAGAGGACAATGAATTGCTAGCTTGCCACACGACTAAACAATCGGCAGTAGATCAAATGATTGCTGTTTCATTATCTGAAAACCTTGAGCCTGGTGGAGAGCGATCACATAGGGCAATGCCTGGAACTCTAAAGGTAGGCGATTTTGTATCGTGGAACTCTAGCGGTGGAAGAGCACGCGGCCGAGTAACTGAGATTGTTGAAGACGGCACAATAAATGTTCCTGAAAGTTCAGTATCTATAAATGGAACCTTTAGTGATCCTGCAGCATTGATTGCGCTTTACAGACCTGATAATGATGGATGGTCATTTAGCGGCCAGTATGTTGGGCACAAGTTTTCAACATTGACTCGGATTAATCCTTTGCCAGAACCTTCTGAGCCAGAAGATGATGAAGAAATTGATGAAGATAATGATGGCGAAAATCGGGATGTAAGTCTAACTCCGCCTGCATACATGAGAGCTGCAGCTAGGCGCGGACTTGAATACTACGCAGAAGGCCAAGGTGGCGATGGCCTAGTTGAGCGGACAATCCGCGAGGCTAGGGCAATGGCGGCCGGAAACGTTACAGCGGACAAGTGGGTAAGGATCAGAGCCTGGATTGCAAGGCATCTTGTCGATCTCGATGCTCCTGACGCAAACCCTAATTCCGATAACTATCCGAGTGCGGGAGTTGTTGCACACTTGCTATGGGGATCAGGTCCATCGAAGGCGGCGGCCAGGCGAGCACTAGACTATGCCGAAGGTGTTGTCGGTAGAATTGAAGCAGAAAATGAAGGCCGAGCGAAAGGCGAAGCATTGTCAAAGATTGAGACTCGCGTAAATGCAACCGAGTTTGAGATCCGCGAAGAATCAGATGGAATGAGTTTCAGCGGTTATGCCGCCGTATTCGACTCTCCGTCAGAACCACTTCCGTTTATCGAGCGTATCCAAAGAGGCGCGTTTAGAAAATCGTTGAGATCCAGAAACGACATAAAGTTTCTTTGGAATCATGACACTGGCGAGATCCTTGGATCAAGCCGAGCTAAAACCATCAACCTAATCGAAGATGATCGTGGACTCAGGATCGAAGGCACATTGCCAAACACTTCACGCGGCCGTGACGTTGCAGAACTCTTGCGCCGCGGAGATGTTGACTCAATGAGCTTTGGATTTTCTGTTCCTGCTGGCGGAGATACCTGGAGCGATGACGGATCAGAGCGAACTCTAAAATCAGTTAGACTCCACGAAGTTTCATTGGTTGCATTTCCGGCTTATCTTGGAACGGCTGGATTGCAATCCGTTCGCGGCCTTGACAAAGTAGCCGAAAGAACCGGAGTTGATTCTGATGCTTTGGCCGATGCGCTTTTGAAAATTGAAGATGGCCAGGAGATTTCAAGCGACGAAAAAGACATGCTTGCTCGCGTTATTTCTGATCTTGCGCCTTCGGATCAAGTTGAAGAAACGCCAACTCCGGATCTCTCAACGCTCAACCTAAAGAAGAAGAAACTTGAACTGCTATCGAAAGGCATTTACTAATGGCTAACAAAGATGAAATTAAAAAGGTAATCCTGGCTGTAGCCGGAAATCCTGAGAGTGGCGTTATCGCTGAGTATGCGGATAAGTGGGCCGTTGCAATTGCCTCGCTTGATACTGATACTCCATACAACCCCAACGCCAAAGATGGTGATCGGGATGGTATGGTTCAGGACGGGACAGTTTTCGAACGTCCTGCAAAAGAGATCCGCGTAACCAAGCCAGTCGAAAAGCGGTAGTTCATTCCGCTTTAGCTGCCAAGCAGAAGGATCTCTCCCCTCCGGTGTTTCCCCCTTTCTTCCGGAGGGGTTTCCCTTTTCTGTTACAAATCTGTTATCAAAAATGTTTACAAATAACCGTGCATTCATTTCGAAATGGGGGATAATTATCTCAACACAACGAAGGGGATTCAAATGAACACAGCAACCAAGCAGCTAAACTCAGTAGTCAAGATCCTAGGCGACATGGCTTATGAAGAGATTTTCGTTTACGAGACTTCAAATGAGAACTGGATTGAGCTAAGGATTCAAGACAGCAACATTACATGTGTTGATGTATCGCTAATGTTTCCAAAGCTTCGTTACAAAGTAGCATTTGCAGACTACGACGAGACGATCCTGTCCGTAAGAGATGTACAAATTTCATAAGTAAATCAAAATAAGAAAGGAAACAAAATGTTTTCCAAAACAGCAACCGTTTACAAAGTAAGAATCCGAATCAAGGGACAGACCGTCGTTGGCGTTATCATCGAGGCAGACTCCGCAGCCGAGGCTACAAAGCTAGCTACCGAAGGCTACCCAAATTACCAATCAATCGCTAGCGTCTCACTCGTAAAAGCCATGAAGTAACAAGGGTAGACAATGCAAACATACATGATTTTCGGACACGTAAACTTTATAACTCATCACTTTAGCCTTCTTGCTAAATCGTGTGAAGAAGCTGCGGAAATAGCGCTAAAAACATTTCCTGGTTATCAACTAAGTGCGGTTTGTTTGATAGGCTAAATAACAAGTTTCCCGTCATTGATCTTCCCCCGGATCGGTGGCGGGATTTTTTATGCTTACATGCTCCTAGTAAAATGGATACAAACGAGTGTGAGTTAGCTCTATCGTTTTCCAGTTGAGCGTCAACGCCACTGATTCACGTAAACTAACTATTAGGAGACAAATTGTCTGAGTTCATCAAGACTCAGCAGGAACTCCGCGCCAACCTGGTTTCTCAGATTCGAGAGACCATTGACTCAGCTGAGGCTGAGGGTCGTGGACTAGACGCTGCTGAACTAGAGAAAATCGATCGCATTGAGGCGGACATCCGCAAGGCTGACGACTCGATCGATGTTGCAAACCGCTCTGAAGAGCGTAAGACTGAGGCATCCGTTGCCGCTAAGGGATTCATCCCATCCGTATCAGAAGAGCGTTCCGCTACTGAGATCCTTCGCACAATTGCTGAGACTCGTTCGGGCCACACCTTCGAGCGTCGCACCCTAGCACCAACTACTAACACCGTTCCCAAGTCCTTCTACGACGAAGTGTTCGATGTTGCTCGTTTGGTCGGTCCGATGCTAGATACTTCGGAGATGATCAACACCGCTTCTGGCGAGGATCTCACCATTCCAACTCTTACTGCTTACAGCACCGCAGCTCTAACCGCTGCCGCTGGAACCGTTGGAGCTTCGGACCCGACTTACTCGAGCATTACGCTCGGAGCTTACAAGTATGGCTTCCTGATCCAGGCCGCTAATGAGCTTGTAACTGATGCAGGATTTGACCTAGCGTCTCACCTTGCTCAGCAGGCAGGTAACGCAATCGGTTATGCTGTCAACTCAACTTTGACAAATGGCACCGGAACCGTTCAGCCGAACGGTATCGTCACCGCCGCTGGATCTGGCATCACCGGAGGCACTGGCGTTGCTGGCGGATTTACCGCTGACAACCTAATTGATCTTGCTTACACCAACATTGACGGTGCAGTTCGCCGCCTTCCAGGTGTTGGTTACATGGCCGCAGGTGCAACAATTGGTGCAATGCGCAAGCTCAAGGACACGGCTGGCAACTACCTTTACCAGGTGGGCGTCGGACAGCCTGATCAGTTTGCAGGCTTTAGCGTAACTGAGAACCCACACGTTCCAGGCGTTAGCACTGCTGCGAAGTCAGTCCTATTCGGACACCTTCCTTCATACAAGGTTCGCATGGCTGGTGGCCTTCAGGTTGCTTCGTCTCAGGACTTTGCATTCAACACTGATCTGACTACGTGGCGTTTCTTGATCCGTCTCGACGGAAACTTGACTCACTCCGGTCACGTCAACTACTTCAAGGGCGGCGCAAGCTAGTCCTTGATTCAGCTGAGAGGTCGCTCGTTCTGTAGGTTACGAGCGGCCTCTCTTTTTTTACTTAGTATTATTGATTTATGACAACCTACAAAGCAGCATTTTCAATAGCATCAAACTCACCAGGAACTCCGACTGGTTACGGAGTGCAAGCGATGTTGCTTGCTGAGCGTCTGAAACGCGATGGCTATGACGTGGCAGCCTTATCTAATTACGGCCTTGAGGGTAATACATCTACGATCCAAACAAATCATGGCGAAATAAAGCACTATCCAAAGGGTTTGAGTTTATACTCCGGCGATGTGCTGAAGCCTTGGCACAAAGACTTTTTAGGCGATCGCGAAATACCTAATGCAGTCATTACTTTGTATGACGCGTGGGTTTACACAAATGATCCAGGTTTAGAGGATCTCAATTTTTGGTCGTGGACTCCGGTGGATCACATAAGCGTTCCACCTAAGGTTTTGCAGTGGGCAAAAAAGCCCAACGTAAAAACTATCGCTATGAGTCCTTTTGGTCAGCGGCAATTTGAAAGTCATGGCGTTGACTCAGTTTACATCCCACATGGAGTTGACACAAAGGTTTTTCGACCGACTAGAACCATCGGCGGCATAAACGCACGCGAATACATGGGCATTTCCGAAGATGCATTTTTAGTTGGCATGATTGCAGCAAATAAGGCCAATGGATCTATTCATCGAAAAGCGTTTGCCGAGAATCTGCTTGCGTTTTCGGTTTTCCAAAAAGAGCACCCAGACTCGTATCTCTACATTCACGCTGAACCCTCGAAGGGATTTGGTGGCTTTCACCTAACTAATTTGATCCAGGCTGCAGGTATTCCAAAAGATCGCATTTTATTTGCTGATCCTTTGCAACTTAGGATTGGTTACCCGGCCGAGGACATGGCTGGTATTTACTCAACACTTGATGTTTTGCTTCACGCTTCTTACGGCGAAGGATTTGGAGTTCCGGCTATCGAGGCTCAAGCTTGTGGGACTCGCGTTATCGGATCAGACTGGGCAGCAACTCCAGATTTGCTTGGAGACGATTCATGGACAGTCCAGGGACAACCGTTTTGGGATGAGGGCCAAACGGCGTTTTTCATGATTCCGCTAATTCCATCACTTGTGCAAGCCTTAAAATTAGCTAATGAAAATCGTGGTCACTCTGTTAAGTGTGTTGACTTTGCAAGTCAATTTGATGCTGATCGAGTATACGAAAATTATTGGCAGCCGTTTCTAAAAGCTCAACTATGATCCCGGTTCTTGGCTTTGCGACGCTTTCTAAATTTGAGATGGCACAGCGACTTCTTGATTCGATCGATTATCCTGTAGATAATCTTGTAATAGTTGACAACTCTGGCAAGCGGAAGTTCAAACCGCAAGTAAATAATTTCGTAAAAAATACTTGGCTAATACAAGTTCCGTATGGACTTGGTGCAAATGGAGCTTGGAATTTGATTATCAAAGCTACACCTCACGCACCTTATTGGGTTTTACCAAATGACGATTCTTGGTTCGGCCCAGGATCATTGCAAGCAATCGCAGAAGAAGTAAATACTGATGCATTCAATTTTGTAGATGTTCAACCACGTTGGTCGTGCGTAATTCCGACAGAGGGCAGCGTTGAAAAAGCGGGGCTTTGGGACGAAGCATTCCACCCAATTTACTTTGATGACGATGATTACGAGTGGCGTATGCGAGAACTTGGCGTTAGTTTTCATGACATCCCCGCGAAAGTTTATCATGACAATTCATCAACGCTAAAATCAGGATACCAAGATAAAAACACATTTACCTTTAGGCGGAATCAAAGTTTGCTTGTCCATAAACGAACAAATGAAAATTTGAACGTGCAGGGTTGGTCGCTGCGGGTTAGAAGGGAAAACTCATGGGACTAAACGTTTACACTGGCGGAACATTTGATCTTTTCCACAGCGGGCATGTTAACTTTCTAAAAAAATGCTCGCAAGTTGGATTCGTAACTGTTGCGCTAAATACTGACGAGTTTATTGCAGACTATAAAGGCCGGTCTCCCGTTATGAGCTTTGAGCAAAGAAAAGCAGTTCTTGAAGCGTGCATTTATGTCGACAATGTTATTGCAAACAAGGGCGGAGCAGATAGCAAGCCTTCAATCCTTGAGGTTAATCCAGACATAATCATTATTGGATCAGATTGGGCTCGCAAAGATTATTATAAGCAAATGCAATTTGATCAAGACTGGTTGGATCAGCACGGTTATGGACTCGCTTACATTCCATACACCAGTGAAATTTCTACTACGATCCTCAAACAACGGATCAGAATAGAATAGTCTTATGGCTATTACTAATGGTTACGCAACCCTAGCCCAAATCAAAGCATCTCTTAGGATCACGGACAACGTTGATGATGCTTTATTGGAACTAGCTGTTGAAACTGCTTCACGAGAAATTGATGGCGTTTGCGAGCGTCAGTTTTATCAAACTTCAACAACTCGAGTTTATACTCCACGCGATTCATACATTACTGAAATTGATGATCTTGTTTCTCTCACAACTCTCAAAACGAGTTCAGCTGCCGATGGTGTTTTTGATGTTACTTGGACTTCCAACGATTACCAACTCGAACCACTAAATGGCCTGGCCGGAGGCATTGCAACTCCTCAAAACATTATTCGTGCCGTCGGCGATTACACTTTTACTCTTGACGGTGGTGAGGCAACGGTGCAAGTAACTGGAGTGTTTGGATTTGCATCTGCGCCAACAGCAATAAAACAAGCAACTATTCTTTTAGGATCAAGAATCTTCAAGCGCAATGACGCGCCTTTAGGAGTTACGGGATTTGGAGATCTTGGAGTGATCCGTGTAGGCAAGATCGATCCTGACGTTGAAGCAATGATTATGCCGTGGAAGCGGATGAGATTCGCATGAGTATAACGGATCTCAGAAATGGCCTTGCAACAAACCTGGCAACTATCTCAGGACTAAGGACTGCGGCTGAAGTTCCGGATAATCCATCGCCACCAATAGCAGTAGTTCAATTGCAGAGTGTCAATTATGACGGCGCATTTCAGCAAGGAATGACGACATACAACTTTTTAGTTTCAGTAATTGTTGGTCGGGTTGCTGAGCGAGAAGCTCAAAGGCGACTTGACGCATACGCATCCTCTTCAGGATCTGAATCGATCAAACTTGCTGCACAATCGGACCGGACTTTGGGAGGCAACGCTTTTGATGTTCGTGTCTCTGAGATGAGCAACATCGGTGCGGTATTATTAGGTGAGGCAACTTACCTTGCGGCGGATTTCGTCGTAACCGTTTACGCTAACTAACAAGGAGAAACATCGTGGGCAAATTCGTCGCCACCGACTACGCCATCAGTATCAATGGCACCGACTTCAGCGCAAGCTTGGCATCAGCTACACTCGACATTACTGTCGAAGAGCAGGACACCACGCCGTTCGGAGCAACCGCTAGAACTCGCATTGGCGGGCTTCAGGACGGATCACTTTCATTGGACTTCCACCAGGATTTCGGAGCATCTTCTGTAGATGCAACCCTTTTCCCACTTCTCGGAACCAATGCAACCGTTGTGATTGTTCCAACTTCAGGAACAGTTTCAGCAACAAATCCGAGCTACACGTTCACCGCGCTATGCACCCAGTATCAGCCCTTCGCTTCTAGCGTCGGCGACCTCGCAACGCTATCTGTGTCCTGGCCCGTAACTGGCGCCGTAACCCGTGGCACCGGAGCCTAAGGAAAATAAATGATCAACCTACAAATTACCTACACAGACGGTTCGACAAAGCAGGTTGTGGCAGGTGCTCCTGACATTGTTGCTTTCGAGTCAAAGTTCGATCTCAGTATCGCTCGACTTGAAAAAGACTTTCGTCTAACGCACCTGTTCTTCCTGGCTTGGAATGCAGAAAAGCGTGCCAAGAATACAGCCGATGATTTTGAGAACTGGCTTGAAAGCGTTGAACTAGTTGAGGCTGGCGAACAAAAAAAATAGTTGGTCTCGGCGACGATTCTGAACATTGGCGCATAGCCTGGATCGCGTGTGAGACTGGCATTTCACCATTGGATCTTTTGGAGCTCGAACCTAGAATGCTTTGGACACTTGGCCGTTACCTTGAGGCTAAGATCCAAAAGCAATCGCAGCGTAAACGGTAAAATAGGTTTCGAAGGAGCTAGCGAATGATCACACCACAAGTTGATGCTGAAGGCATTCGCAGCGCAATCAAGGAACTCAAAGCTCTTGATACTAACTTGCTCAAAGAGTTGCGCAAGGATCTCAGAACTAAAATAAGCCCGCTCGCTAAGCAAATCGCTAATGATGTTCCAATTGATCCACCCCTGTCTGGGTTTGCCCGACAAAGTAGTTTTGGTTGGGGACCAGTTAGGCCAACTGTTAGCTTCACTCCAGGCCGATCCAGAAAAACCGGAGATCACTTAGTTGCGATCCGTATTGCGCCGCCTAAAGGCACGCGCGGATTATACGTTGCAGAAATCGCGGGATCTCGATCACGGGGCAAAAATGCGCGTGGCCAAGCAATGATCCGAAACCTGAACGAGAAGCGAGCCATGAAAGGCAAAGGCGGCCGCTTTGCTTATACAAAGTTTAGGTTGCTAAGGCCTGACGCTATGAGGCTCGCAACGGTAATTGTAAATCAAACCCTTGCCAAGATCAATAAGAGATTGGATTTCTAATGGCTATCAATCTCCCCATTGTTTCTAAGTTTTATGACAAGGGTGTCAAGGACGCTGAAGGATCTCTTGCCAAGCTCGGCAAGATAGCAGCTAACACAGCAAAAGTTGCTACGGCTGCCATCGCCGGAATTGCCGTTGGATCAGTAAAAGCTTTCGCCGACTTCGATGCAAAGATGAATCAGTCGCTTGCGATTATGGGCGATGTTTCAGAAGCGATGCGAACAGACATGGCCGATGCCGCCAGGACCGTTGCGAAAGAAACTACATTCTCCGCGGATCAAGCCGCTGAAGCATACTTCTTCTTAGCATCGGCAGGTTTGGACGCAGCAGCCTCAATCAAGGCAATGCCTCAAGTTGCAAAGTTTGCCCAGGCTGGAATGTTCGACATGGCACTTGCCACGGACCTTTTGACTGATGCACAATCAGCCTTGGGCATGGTTATAAAGAATGATGCTAATAAAAACCTTGTAGAGATGACTCGTCTTTCCGATGTTTTGGTTCGTGCAAACACTTTAGCCAACGCATCTGTAGAGCAGTTCTCTACAGCCCTGACAACTAAGGCCGGTGCTTCGCTTCGTCAGTTTGGCAAAGATGCCGAAGAAGGTGTTGCGGTTCTGGCCGCGTTGGCGGATCAAGGTATCAAGGGCGAGTTGGCTGGAACTAATCTGTCAATCGCAATGCGAGATCTGACGTCAAAGGCACTTGCTAATAAAGACGCCTTTGCAGCTGCCAACATTGCCGTATTCGACTCGTCCGGTGAAATGCGCAACATGGCTGACATTGTTGCGGATCTTGAAAATGCAACTTTGGGCATGAGTGATGCTCAAAAGAAGGCAACATTTACAACGCTAGGTTTTAGCGATAAGTCGATGGGCACTTTGGCCGCTCTGATGGGCACATCCGAAGCGATCCGTAATTATGAAACCGAGTTGAGATCCGCGTCGGGTTTTACAGAAGATGTAGCTGGCAAGCAACTCGAAACCATGAGTGCCCAATTTGAACTCCTAAAGTCCAGGGTGATTGATGTTGGCCTCAGTATTGGATCTCAACTTGCTCCCGCACTTTTATCTATGGGCGATAAGCTCACACCTGTAATTGATAAAGCTGGACCTGCCTTAGTTGCGTTGTTCGTAGCACTTACCCCTGCAATCGAAGGCTTGCTAATGTTGCTGCCGCTTTTGATTACTGGCCTGGTTCCCATTATTGAGACGCTCGGCTTGATAATTCGAGATGTAGTGAATCCCGCTTTCCAAGCTATGTTTGAGTTCGTTGGAGGCAATGTTGCTACCGTTGCTACATTTGTGGGTGTTCTTGGAGCATTAGTTGGTGTGATCCAGCTTTGGACAAACGCAACTAAAATTGCTGCTGCAGCTCAAGCAATCTTGACTGCTGTTATGGCCGTCGCCCCTCTTTACCTTTTGGCTGTCGCAGTTGCAGCCGTTGCCGCTGGAATAGTTTACCTGGCAACTCAGACAACGTTCTTCCAGGATCTGTGGGCAACAGTAACTAAAGCGATTGGCGATGCCTGGAACTTCCTCTGGGAAAATGCCTTGAAACCAGTATTTGATGCAATCTCAACGGCGTTTACCTTCCTTTACGAAAAGGTTATCTTGCCGGTTGTCACCGCAATCTTTGTAATCATTGGATTATGGGCGGCATTGTTCCAATGGCTTTACGAAACTATTATCGAACCGATCCTGCGCGAAATTGGAATTGGATTTGAAAAGCTTTATGACAACGTAATTGAACCAGTAACCAAATTCATTGGTACAGCCATGGGCGTTGTTGGTGACGCTTTTGAAACCGCCTGGACAGACTTCATTAAGCCTGCACTTGGAGCTATTGGCGATGCATTTAAATGGGTTTATGACAACATCATCAAGCCGGTAAGCGAGTGGATCAGCAGCACAATCGAAACATTAGGCGACGCGTTTAGAGATGTGTTCCAAGGGGTCAGCGATTTCATGCGCAATGTATTTGAAAAGCTTGTAGGCTTTATTAAGGTTCCGCTAAATCACATCATTGGATTTATCAACGATGTTATTGGTGCGCTAAATACGATTCAAGTTTCTATTCCTTCTTGGGTGCCGTTGGTTGGCGGTAAAACTTTTGGTATCAACATTCCTCGAATTCCTCGCCTTGCTAAAGGTGGTGTTGTCATGCCTCAACCCGGCGGCATCCTTGCCAACATCGGAGAAGGTGGACAACCCGAAGCAGTTATCCCTCTCGATCGTTTTGATGCGCTTGGATCAACGACGAATAACTACAACATAAATGTAACTACCGGAGTTGCAACCGATCCTGTTTCCGTTGGTCGTGAAGTTGTCAACGCTATCAAGCGTTACGAGTCAACTAACGGAAAGGTATTTGCGGGAGCATGAGCGTAAAAGTAGAACTTGGTTTTACAGCGGCTGGAGCATCGGCCCCGTTCTTTACCCTGGATAGCGGATCTCTTGGCGTCCTTGACGATCCTTTGTCTCTTCTTGGTGGCGGCCAAGTTTTGGTAGATGTGAGTCCATACGTAAGAGAGTTCAATACTAGTCGCGGGAAAACAAGGGAACTCGAAAGATTTCAAGCTGGCCAGGCTTCGGTATCGTTCAACAACAGTCAAAGAGTTTTTGATCCTACTTATGGGGCATCACCATACTTTGGCCAGATAGAACCGAGAAGGCAGATTGTTATTTCGGTTGATGATGTTATTCAATACGAAGGAACAATCGACGATTGGAACATAGGCTACGAACAGGGAGGTAATTCTGTTGCTGTTGCCGTTGCATTTGATGGCATTGCTAACTTAGCAAACATTACGCTCCAAGATTTCACACCTTCTGGATCTGTTTTAGAATCAAAGTTTTTCATTTTGGATGACGCTACTAAAGGCAAGCTTGATGATCCAGGATTCTTCCTTGCCGGAACAGATGGCACGGTTACGACTGGTCGAGCAATCAACTCCGCACTCGATAACATTGGATGGCCACAAAGTAAAAGAGATCTTGATACTGGTTTAGCTGTCGTCGAATCTAATCCGATTCCGAATGATACAACTGCTCTCGACTATTTGCAAAAGGTGGCAATTAGCGAACCAAGCGGAGTATTTATTTCCAAAACTGGATCTGTAAAGTTTATAGAGAGAAACGCTGGCCTGGTTGGTTTCAAACCATTATTTGCGGATGATGGCACCGGCATTCCTTACTCAATTGTTTCTGTAATCTTTGGAACAGAGCTTCTTTATAATGAAATTACGGTTAGCAATTCTGTCACCGAAGCATCTGCAATCAACGAAACTTCGATTAGTCTTTACGGTAAAAGGGATGTAATCAGGGAAACGTATCTAAATTCTTTTGATCAGTTGGCACAACTCGCAGATTCATTAGTTGTCAAATTTGGTGAGCCAGAGTTCAGGTTTGAAATCATTGAAATAACTCTTGCTAATTTGGATGCAACACAAAGAGAGCAAGTTCTCAATTTAGAATTAGGCGATTTCGTTGAAGTCAAGTTTACACCTAATAACATACCGCCAGCGATCGAAAGATACGGCGAAGTTATTTCTATGAAGTCAACGTTTGCTCCGGATCGGGAGGTCATGCAAATCGGCCTGCAGTCGGTTCAAGGCGCACTGATAGTATTAGATGAAGAAGCTTTTGGTAAGCTAGATTCACAGAGCGTTTTAGGATTCTAAAAATGGCATTTATTGATTTCACAGCTGGCGAAGTGCTAACTGCCGCGCAGATGGATACGACATTCAGACAAACTGTTATGCGGTTTGCAGACGCAAGCACAAGGGACACAGCACTTACTACTGTTCTCGCCGAAGGCATGATTTGCTATCTAGATGATACCGATGAGATCCTAAAATACAATGGCGTAGCCTGGGAAAGTATTTCTAATCCAGGTGACATTACGGCTGTTACGGCCGGGACTGCATTGACTGGCGGCGGAAGCTCTGGTGATGTAACGCTAAATGTGGATCTCACCGCAGTTACAATTCCTACTTCACAAATCTCTGACTTGACTGCTTCCGCTACTGAACTGAACTATGTTGATGGAGTAACTTCTTCGATCCAGGATCAAATTGATAATCCTGTAGCAACATTCATAACAGACGCAACCACAGCACGAACTTTGACATCTACGGATGCGGGAAAAACAATCCTGTTTACAAGTGCTTCAGCAACAGTAATCACGGTAAACGACAGCACGAATCTAGCTATCGGCGAAAGAGTAGACGTTATTGCGGACGGAGCAGGTGAAGTAACGGTTTTGGCAAGCACAGCAACTGTAGCTGGTGCTGGCACTTCAACAACATCAGGAAGCTTCACGATCGGTGGCCAATACTCTGCCGCCACTTTGCTTTGCGTTGGCACTGACAGTTATCGGCTAATTGGAAATGTAGCGGTGGTCTAATGAGCCTTTTACTTCTGGGAATCCTGAACTCACAGGCGGCGGCTGGCGGTGGAGCTGCATACGACCTACTAGAAACAACAACATTAGGAAGCGACTCTGCGAGCGTAGTCTTTAGCAATTTGACAACAACCTACGGCAGCACCTACAAGCACTTGCAATTTAGGATTTCTGCCTATGCAACTGGTTCAACATTAGCTCCAACTTCTATGCAGGTCAGATTCAATAATGATTCAACTTCTGGCTCACATAGAAGTCATCAGCTCAAAGGAGACGGAAGTTCTGTCATCAGTCGCACCCTTTCTCAAGATCAAGGTTATTTAAGAGATGCTTTGGCCGATGGGGATACTCTCGCACAGGCTTCTCCTGTGATTATGGACATTTTGGATTTTGCTGATACAAACAAAGCGATTGTCGCAAAGGCTTTTAGTGGTGCGACTCAGCAATTTGGTTCTGCGGTCAGTTTAGAAAGTCTTTTGCTTACCACAGGGGCAACAGCTCTAACGCAAGTAAGCTTCAACAGGCTATCTACAAACACTTATGGAGCTGGCTCACGCTTCTCACTATACGGAATCAAGGGTGCATAATGCCTACACCTACTTACACACTTCTAGATTCAACAGTGCTAAGCAGTTCTGCTGCCTCAGTGACTTTTTCGTCAATCAGTCAAGACTTTAGGGACTTGGTGTTGGTTAGGGAGTTTACTAGCACAT